CTTTACACGCTTTATTCGGTAATTAGGGCGTGTGGGCTTGACCTTGATCCTTTTGGTCTTGTCGTGGCGTTGATCCAGGAACTCTGGACACGTTATTACCCTCGCTTTGCCTTGGTTGGTCGAGTCCTGAGAGCATTGGTCCCAAACTCAATTATTAAACGCGCGGTTTATGCGTTTATCACATTCCTGATCACGGGAATGGTTAGGGCCTATTCTATCACTGGACAAGAGCAAATGGAGGTTTGGGCGTTAACGATCTTCTCCTTCACAATTCTTGAATTTTTAATCATCTGTTCTCAGTCTGTCTACCAGATGGATATTGATGTTTCTCACAACATGCTTAAGCAGTTATCAATACTGAAATGTTGTGATCCGAACTCAGATCCGTCTTTGGTAAGAGAAAGGATGATTCAGACCGCGAAGTCTATCTGCACGGTCAACTTTGATGAGTCAAAGGTCCTTAATAAACAAAGAATTGTGGAGAACACGGTCCTCGTTGCCTTTTATGCGTACATGGATGCCAGACGCATTAACGAGGATTTTCACTTCACCCTCTGAGGCAACTGCGGAGGGTTTTTTGGGGCTATCGGATTGGAGAGGTGCCGCTCCCGAAGATCAATCCAATCAAAGAGGATTTTACGATTGAGAAATTTCGAGATCCGATTAGACCCAGGAAACCAGTCGCAGTGAGTTTGGGTCCTCATTTGGATGGGATATCTATGCCCCATCCCGATGATGACCCGAACACTGCAGCAGCGGGTGTTTGTGCAAGGTTCGGTCGCGCTCCGCCCGAACCTAATAAGGATAAGTTGGAGCGTTTTGGCAGGTTTGTTGCTGATTTTATTTCTAAAAACCTGACCCCATTAGCCCCTGACACTGATGTCACCTTTGAGACCTGGTTAGAAAAAACCAAATACCCCCGATGGAGGAAGAGGGAGCTTGAGAGAGCCCGAGTGGACATATTGAAAAATAAAAAATATTATCGCTGTAAGTCATTCATTAAAGATGAATTTTATCCGACCTTTAAGCATGCACGTGGAATCAACTCTCGCACTGATGAATTTAAGTGCGCGGTTGGTCCCTGGTTTAAGGCAATCGAAGAGGTTGTCTTTAAAATGGATTATTTTATCAAGAAAATACCCGTTTCGAAACGTGCTGCATTCATCTATAATAAGCTCTATAGGAATGGCGCTACATAACTGGCGTCTGATTACACGTCATTTGAAGCATTGTTCACGAAGGAAATCATGGAAAAGTGCGAGTTCCAGTTGTACAAGTACATGACTCAATTTATTCCTGACCACGAGGAGTTTTGGAGGCTCTTAGACGAAGTCCTTGCGTCTGAGAACCATTGCTATTTCAGGGATTTCGTAGTCAAATTAAGGGCGACGCGAATGTCTGGTGAAATGTGTACGTCTTTGGGCAATGGGTTTTCAAACCTAATGTTCATCCTTTTTCTTTGCCATGAATTAGGATCGGAAGTTGATGGTGTTGTTGAAGGTGATGACGGCCTTTTCGTCATCAAAGGGCCTATCCCCAGTGAGAAAGATTTTGAAAATTTGGGCCTCCGTGTTAAGTTGGAGGTTCATCATAATCTTTCTGAAGCGAGCTTTTGCGGTCTCATCTTTGATGAGGAGGACTTGGTCAATGTGACCGAGCCTCTTGGCGAGCTTGCTGCATTTGGATTGGGCACTCATAAATACCTCAGTGCAAAAACTTCCACCCACATGTCTTTGCTCCGGTGCAAGTCCATGTCTATGGTTTACCAGTACCCCGGGTGCCCCATACTCCAGGAGTTGGGGCTGTACGGGCTGCGGCAGACCACAGGATTTGATCACCGTGTGTATATGAATTCTAGACACATGTCCATGTGGGAACGAGAGCAGTTGTTGACAGCTGAGAAGAGTTTGAAAAATTTGGCAGAAGTCGTGAGGGATATTCCACTAAAGACGCGGTTGTTGGTTGAGAAAAAAATTCAATGTTTCTGTTGAATCTCAGCTCTCAATTGAGAAGGTTCTTCGTGAGAAGAAAAATCTTGATCCTATCCAATTGACACACAATTTTCCGCAGGAATGGGAGGTATACTTCGAAAACTTTAGTACTATCGAGGATGTTAAGAACATCCGTAGTCCTGTTTTCGACATTCCTAGAAATTTGGTGTCTGCTGGACAGTGGAAAGACCTCTTTGCTTGACCGGCAAAACAAAACGGTTTGGTAAGATCGCACCATTCGTAAGATAAAAGCACGACTACGGGAAGACGGGACGCACCTCACCAAC